GAAGATACGTGTTTTTCTGACAATCCCACGTTTTTTTTTACCTAAACCTAGTATCATGTATCTATTATGTCCTTTATAAGTGGTCAAAGATGTTGTGTTTTACTAAACATATTGTAGTATAGTTGATATTAATTTACCATAATTATATGGCTATATCATTTTCACAAAATTACTTTAGAAATTCTGCAGGTGTTCAGTGGGAAATTTTGGGACGATTATCTTTAGATAATAGTTACCCTACTGGAGGTTATCTTATTGATCCTTTGCAGTTTGGCTTGTCTCAAGTCACTAATTTTTCGGTTACAGATAATGTATCGGGATATGGATTTGATTACAATGCTTCTTCCCAGAAATTACTAGTCTATCAATCAGGTACAGGTGGTGTGTTAGCTGCCCACAGCCATAGTCTTCAATCGGTATCTGATAATTTAGTCGTAGCTGTGTTTCGTGTGTATTATGATTCATTGGTAGGTGGTCCTTTTCAAGTAGGGGAAACGATAACTGGATCCATATCTGGACTAGCCGGTACCATCTCAGCAGTAGAAGCTACATATTTAGATTTTGCTGCAGCTACTGAACTTCAATATGGTGAAGTAATAACTGGGGGAACCTCAGGTGCAACAGCCAATACAATATCTTCTGGCACAGGCGTTGTGACACCTACAAGCCCTGTTTTTGCACTTCATGGTGTGAGTTACACTGATGATATAGGGTCGACATCTCCTGTTCCTGTAGGCGCAAGAGTGAATATTGTGCAAGGTTTGTCGCTTGGAAATCAAAGTTTAGGATGTCGTATCAATGCTGCTAATGATATTGAAGTCTGCCCAGATGCAGCCGATGGTGGAGTTTTAACATCCATCCAAATTGATTACATAACTGCATCTACATCTGCTGTAAGTGGTGGAACGGTTACAGGTGGTGGTGAAGTTCCAAATGCAACAGATTTAAGTGCGATTACAAATGTTGAATATCGAGTAGTAGGATTATAAATAAAAGGGAGATTTCTCAATGGCTTTAACTATTGATCAAAATAATTTAAAAAGAGTCAGCGAAGGTAATAAGGTTCGAATTCTAGCAAAAATCAATTTGGATAACTCCTACCCTACAGGTGGGTACTTAATTGATCCTGCAAGACTAGGACTCGCTCAATTACAATCCTTTATTGTAAACGATCAAACTGCTGGATATTCATACGATTTTGATTCCACTACAAGTAAATTAAAACTTCTATCAGTAAGTGGAGGTGGTGGACCAGCTACCTTTACAGGTTCTGCACTAGCAACACATACCCACGGAATCGGAGTCTTTACTGAAACACTCTTGCAAAGTATAGATAACTATATGACCACAGTAGCAGCTACCGGATTTTTCTCAGTAGGTGAAACCATTACTGGTGGAACTTCGGGTGCTACAGCAACTGTGAGCGTTGGAAATACAGACCCCGAATCAGATCTAGGTTTTACAGGATTAGTAGGGAATTTTAACATTGGTGAAGTTATTACTGGTAGCACAACTGGTTTCACAGCTATAGTAGCAACCCCAAGATTTACAGTTTATATACCTTCTTTCCCTGTCGCTTCTTTAATCGGTGGACGTAGAACCGGAGGATTAGATTATGGAAGATCTATTCCTTCAGGATTAGATGGCGTACCTACTCTGAATGTAGGTTTTTCAACATTAGTGGGAACCTTTGCACTTAATGAAACTATTACTGGTGGAACGAGTGGAAATACGGCTATTGTGTTTCGTACAATGGCTGGAAATTTGGTATGCTCTCAAATTCTTTGGACCGCAGGAGCAGGATTTACTTTAGGTGAAACCATTACTGGTGGAACTTCTGCCGCTACTGCCGTAGTCACTTCAGCCTCTTACGAAGATTTCTTAGGCTTTAAACCAATAAGTGCTGTGTTTCCAGGCGGTGCATTTTCTTTATACTTCCCATCTACCATCAACACCCCTTCTATTAGTGTAACCTATGTAGGCGTCAATGGATTAGCAGCTGTATCCGCTGGAACACCAGCTGGTACTATTACAGGTGGAGGTGGCGGTGGACCTGCAGTTGAAGTTCCGAACGCAACAGATCTTAGTTCCGTAGTCAATGTAGAAATAGAAGCAACAGGATTATAGGAGTATTTGATGTCTTTTTTAACAGATACAGTTAGCTATCAAACAGCTGAAGGATTACTGAATGGTAATCTAGCAGACCAAAATAAACTCTTCTATGGTGCGAGAGCCTTATTCCTAAGAGCAGTATATGGGTCTGCCTTTACATCTACATCCCCTGCAGCAGAATGGTTACAGACAAATCGTAGTTTTTTTTCTACTTCTACACAATTTAATTATGTCATTTCATCGATAACATTTCCCATTTTTAATGGGACTGTGTATTGTTGTTCTCCCACTGAATTACCTTTAATTACTGAACAAGCAGCAGCACAAGGAATAGAACTCAATTCAGAAACATTCGGATCATGGGTAGGAACTGGATCTCAAGAAACCTTTTATTGGTAGGTAAATATATGGCAGTCAACTATACTTTTGATGATATTACAAGGGGCTACAACGCCGTAGCTAATCTAAGAACGGATTCAAAAAATAATATTCTTGGCCAACCCACTATTGATGAATTGTATTATACAAGATTAGTATTATTCTTAATAATCCAATTACGAGCTCGCGGCGGCGACACTGGTTCACAAGGCCTAATAAGCTCTATTCCTTTAGCGGCACTAAAAAATGATACGGCGAGTGTGATAAGCGTAGTATATAATTCTGAAACATTTACGTGGGGTGCATCAGATGTCTGTGTAATGAGGCAGAATGAAGCGGATTTCTTTATTGAAAAAAGCACTTTTGCCGGTACTCCACTTACTCGTGTGCCTTTAAGTGAATTCTACACAGCAGGAAAACCTTGTTTCTTTTATTGGTAATATTTTATGCGTGGAAAGATCTCGGACACCGGAGTTCTATTCAATGGCTACGACCCTCATCCAGGACAATTAGAAGTCCATGATTCCGAAGCTCGTTACCGAGTTTGTATTTGCGGACGTCGTTGGGGAAAAACTACATTTGCCTTAAATGAAATCCTCAAAAATGCCTGGCTCAACAACGATCCTCTAGCAAGATGCTGGTACATCGGCCCTAACTACAGACAAGCAAAAACTGTAGCTTGGGAAATGCTTAAAAGCATAATTCCAGAACAAATTATCTCAAGCGTTAACGAAGCAGAACTAATGGTCAGACTGATCAATGGAAGTATCATTGAAATTAAGGGTGCTGATGCTCAAGATTCTCTTCGTGGTTCCAAGCTATTCTTTGTTGTATTAGATGAATACGCAACAATGAGATCCAGTGTATGGGAAGAAATCGTCAGACCTTCGATGGCTGACTGTAAAGGATCAAAAGCAATATTCATCGGCACCCCTGCCGGTATGCACAACCATTTTAAAACCTTATACGATGAAGCAAATACAGGCAAAAAGAATTGGCAAGCTTGGATGTTCAAAACAAGCGACAATCCTTATGTCGATGCCGAAGAATTAGAAGAAATACGTAAGACCACAGATGTGAATGTTTACAGGCAAGAGTACGAAGCCGAATTTGTCGAAATGGCCGGTGCCATCTTCCCAATGTTCAAGAAGACCATTCATGTGATGAATCCCACTGAACTCCCAGAACATTATGAACGAGTAGTAGGTATGGATTGGGGAATGAGAAACGACACTGCAGTCATATTTGCAGCTATTTCCGAACGTGGAGAGATCTTTGTTTATGATTTACTCTATGGTAATGGCAAAACCGTATCCCAATGGGCAGAAATCATCCGAAATCGCCATGATTTCATGAATATTACCCAGTGGATTATAGACCCTGCAGCACTGTCTCAAGCACGAGAATTTGGCAATTATGGCATCAATTTCATCTCTTATAACCCAGAAACACTAAAAAAGATTAACGATGTGCATATTGGCATCAACTTAATGCAGCAATACTTTTTAGAAGGTAAGATTAAGATCTTCTCTCACTGTGACGTACTGATCAAACAATTAGAACAATACCAATGGGAACCAAATAATTCAAAGATTGGTTTAGATCCTCGTCCTAAGCCATTGAAAAAAGACGATCATTCCGTGGATGGACTTAGGTACCTCGTTTCTGCACGTATGGCCTCTAAAGTAAAAGCTCAACAAAAATATAAAAACTTAAATCCCCAAAGTGAACTCTTTTGGCGCACACATAACAACGACATACCCGCTATCGCACGTCAACTTATGCCAATCGATCCTATGATGAGTGGTATAGATGACATCTACGGAACTAACGACATTAATTACCTATAATTATACTTAATTAAGTATAATATATTGCTAATATATATAATTCTCTGTAATACTATACCCATGCCTTTAAATTGCGAAGTTTGTCAGTCTAAAGAAGAAGAAATTCTTTTCTTAAGAGAAATGTTAAAGACGCTCGTCGCAAAACAAAAAGAAGACACTACCCCACTAAAACCTACGTACTTAGACGACTACGGACAAAAGCAAATCGCGGAAACGTCCACATTAGACCCAGATCACATTCTACAAACAGATTTTTTTAATGAGGTATTACCCGGATGACCACCATTACAATTCATTTGGGAAAAACTATGGATGGAGCCGCGGGTAATACAGGAATTGCGTCTGGTGGGCGCAACCCGACCCCAACCGCGCGCCTCATCCTTTACCCATCAGATTGTTCTACACCAGTAAAAGAATGGATTTCGTGTGTCTATTCTTCAACCGACTCCACAAGTACTAAAAAAGTAGATCAACTCACAAAAGATTTTAAAATTCCTACTCGCGGATACTCAACCAGCGCATTTAATACGTGGAAATTAGGAGAGGAAGACAAAGCCTCAATCTCACGTCTTCAGATGTTGACTGATCTTACTCCAGAAGAGAAAGCTCAAGGCGGAGAGTCATTTAATTCTTTTAAAAATAGAGTTGTTAAAGAGTTTAAAGCTTTAATGAAAGACGTAGAAGAAGAATGTTCAGAAACATCACTCCTAGTCGCCCCTCCCATGACCATTCAAATGATCTACGCCTATGTAGAGGCAAAAGAAGATAAGAAGACAAGCAAAGACTCTAACGACATAGACATAGAAGAATTTTACGAAGGTGAATTTAAAGATATTTGCCCCTACTTAGTCACTAAAAAAGGCGATGAATACGAATGTGAAGAGCTGCATGGAGAGGATTGCAAAAACGAGGATAAAGAGGAATACTAATGCCAGTTTTTGATATTGATTTTGAAAAAATTGACAGTCAAGATTTAGATGCAAAAGCCGCTGCGGCTGAAGAAGCATCTAAAATGGCTCCGTATTATCAAGAACGCATGGCCTATAACTGGATGCAGAACATCAGTTTTCTTTTAGGCGATCAGCACATTTTCTACAATACCATCTCTAAACAATTTGAGATTATTCCAACAAGCCGAGGTACAGATTATGTTCCCCGTCCTGTTACAAATTATATACAAGCTATTAGCTCTTCTATCGTTTCTGTTCTTACAAGAAATAAACCCAATGCGGACGTAAATCCAAATTCCAATTCCACAGAAGATATTGGAGCCGCTTCTATTGCCGCTATCGTCCAAGATGTTAAATGGGAAGACGACGACATGGAATCGAAGCTGATGGAAGCGGCTTTGTGGTCAGTATGCTGCGGAACAGTATTTAGAAAAGATTATTGGGATACAAGCTACGGAAAAGTCGTACGTGTTCCAATGACCCAAGAGATAGTTCATCAAGTATTAGATGACATGGGCCAAATTCAATTACTTACTAAAGATGAACCAGTTGTTGATCCTATGGACGGATCTCCGATGTTTAACGAGATTCCTTTAGGGGATTCTGCAGTAAACATTATTGATCCTTTTAGAATGGTAGTCGATCCTAATGCCGTTAATGATTCTGATATTTCTTGGATTATGGAAGTATCGGTACAACGTCTAGACTGGATCAAAGAAAATTTTGGCAAAGAAGGTAATGGTTATACCGGCAAAGGTGCAGAAGTAAAACCCGATCAAAACGTAAACACTATGGTTGAAATGAGTCAGCGTCTAAAGACTCTGGCAGGTAAAGGTTCTGGTCCTTACGGTGGAACATCATCTTTGCAACAAGGTTTAAAAAACGTAGCAGTGATTAAAGAACTGTACGTACGCCCTACAAAAGCATTTCCTAAAGGTCAGATGATTGTAGTCTGCAACGGTAAATGTCTCTACAGTGGGGACTCTCCTTACTATGACGGTATGCCTCAATCTTTTCATCCTTACTCAGTATTTCGTTGGGAGTTAGTTCCAGGAAGGTTTTGGGGGAAATCACTATTAGAAGATTTAATTGAACCACAACGTACAATCAATGCAATTGATTCTCTTGTCATTTTAAATCGCAAGACAATGGTGAGCCCTCAAAAATTAATTCCAACAGGCTGTGGAATTCCTAATGGTGATTGGTCAGGCGCTCCCGGCTTACAGATGGAATATCGCCCTGTAGGAGCCAACGGTGCAAAACCAGAAATTATTCCAGGCGTAGCTCTACCTCCTCAAGTGTTTCAAGAAAGACAATCGAAGGTAGAAGAACTTTATCGAATAGCTCGTACAAACGAAATTCTTCAAGGTATTAAGCCTTCAGGAGTAAGTACGTATTCAGCTCTTCAACTGTTACAAGAACAAAGCTATTCTGTTCTTTCGCCTCAAATTCACCGTTGGGAAAAGTTCATCGAAAAAGGTGAAACAAAAAAGATTAAGTTAATCTCTCAAAGATACCGAGAACCCCGTCCGGAATTCATCAATAAATTAAAAGCAATGAATAAAGAGATTGCCGATATTGATATAGCCAATTTCGTAGGTTCAGATCTGAGAGATAACTGTTCTGTGAGAGTAGAAGCAGGATCATCTATTCCTAGATCGATAGCAGCCCAACAACAGCAATTAAAAGAATTAGCTCAAACTGGAGTCCTTGGAGATTTAATCAACAATCCAGTGAACAAGCAAAAATTCCTAGAACGCTTAGGTGTTAAAGGTTTTGATTCAGATTTTGAAGCAGATGTGAAGCGAGCCCAGTGGGAAAATGACATGCTAGATGAAGGTATTGGCGCAGGAACTGCCGTACTACCGTACGAAAATCATACCATTCATATTCAGATCCACATGAACAGAATGAAAGAGCCTTCGTTCATGAAAGCGGATCCTGCCGTGCAACAGCAATACATACAGCATGTAGAAACTCACAACATGTATCAGCAACAAGCAGCGATGCAGCAAGCTCAACAAAACGCACTCATGCAAGGAAATTTACCAGCCAACATGTCGGGGGACATGTTGAATAGAAACCAAACACCATTATCCGCTGGAGGAGATCCTCCTGCACAAAATGCAGAGGAACAAACCGAGGCATCACCGGAGACGGCGTAAAACATCAGATAATGGCAATGAAAGGGAAATAGGGGATGTTAGAATCAACCACCACCACAGACGTTAATACCACTTCAGGAGAATCGTCTACTCCAGATGTAAGCCAAAATGTTGCACCAGAGCCTACTAATGAGCAATCGCTTGTGGAAGCGTTAAAATCCGAAAATGCTCCTGAACAGGATCAGAGGCAGCATGAAAAGTATGTGCCCTATGACAGATTTCAAGAGGTCATTAAGGCCAAGCAGGAACTTGAATCTAAAATGACTGCTCAAGAGTATCAAGACTACCTATTATGGGACAGAGCTGTAAAAGCTGACCCTAATATGGGAGCCGCGCTAAAGCAGGCGATGATTGACTACCATCAAGGTACTCAAACACCGCAGCAACAGCAACTCTTGCAGCAACAGAATATGATTCCGCAAGATCCTAATGACCCTATGTACCAAGTGCAGTCGGTTATTCAGGCACAACAACAGCAGTTGCAGTATTTAATGCAGCAGCAAACGCAAGCAACGTACAAACAGTACGAATCGGAATTTAACAATAAGTTATCCGCGCTTAATGTTTCAGATCATTGGAAAGGTATTTATAGAAATGCAGTGGAACAAGCAGTTGTGAGTATGAATCCGAACGCTCTCGCATCTTACGATGGCAATCTGATTCAAAAAGCAATCGATCATGTTCATAAGCAAATCGAAACTCTACAACGGTCTGAAAGAGCATCCTATGTAAAGGATAAGAGCAAGGATAACTTGCCTCCTTCGACTTCAGGTTCAGGGGCAACCCCTCGGGTAGTAAACGGAGATAACTCTCCCGATGCTAGACGAAATGAATTTCTGGAATTGTTGAAGGCACAACAATAATTAGGAGCCTCACATGGCAGTAGATTTTAGTTCCATCAGTGGTTACCTCAAACGAGTGTATTCCCCTGAAAAAATTGAAGATCAGCAAAACAGACAATACATTACTTGGTCAATGATCCAAAAAGCTCCTGAAAAACCTTCAGGTCTTGGATTCTTTGGCTCTGTATTGTTAGCAGGTAACCAAGAAGGTTTAGGTTCTCAAAACGAACTTGAAAATCTTCGTCAGTCTGGTGCTCAAAGAACTCAACAGTTCCAAATCAACAACAAGATCTTAACTGACACCATTCAGTTTTCTGGTCTTTCTTTAGATTTGGCAAAAACTAACGTTGAGTCTTTCGCAAACACTCTTACTTTCCAAATCGAAGAATCAATGACCGATTCTTTTAAAGAATTGAATGGTCAGCTCTTCCGTGATGGTAGTGGTGTTATTGCTCGTGTAGCAGCTATCGCCGCACCCGGTGCAACTGTTATTACTTTCAATAACGTTCAATACATTAAGCAATTTGAAAAACTGGATATCTTTGATGCTGCAACCAACACTGTTCTTGAAGTTGATGGAAGCCAAGTTATCGATATTAACATCGTCACTAACCAAGTTACTTTAGCTACTCCCATTCCAATCGCATTGGCAGTAAACGATTTCGTTTACCGAACTAAAGTTCACACTGGTGCTCCTGCAGACGGTAAAGAACTTGCTGGTCTTCGTTTAGCAGTAGATGATGGAAGCGTATCTGCAACCTACGAAGGAATTCCTCGTACCGGTGCTGGTGCATTTCCTAACTGGAGAGGTATCATCGTTAACGCAGGCGGCGTGAACTTAAGTAACGACCTTTTGCAACGTACCATTATGAGAATGAAAGTTGCTGGATCTGCAGAGCCAGATATGCTCGTCGCTCATCCTCAACAAACTCGTAAATACTTAGACATCGTTACTCCATTAAAACGATTTGATAAAACCGGTAATCTTGACTCTGGTTATACCAAACTCGAATGGAACGGTCGTCCTTGGATGGAAGACACTGATTGTCCCGTAGATGCAATCTACATGATCAACAAAAAATACTTCCGTAAGTATGAAATGAGAGGTCTCTCTCTTGATGATCAATCAGGACAAACCTTGAAATGGAATCCAGGATTCGATGGATTCATCGCTTACTTAAAATACTATGGAAACCTTGGTTCTCAACGACCTAGCAACTTAGCTCGTTTAGAAAACTTAGTCGTTCCTACGTTCTAATTAAGTTAAATATTGTGGGGGCGGTTCAATCCGCCCTCATTTTAAATTGGAGGAAATTCAAATGGCTTTTACAGTTACAGTTTTAGACAGATTTACTTCTGGCGGAAAGTTCTATGAAAAAGGAACTTTCGTAAATGATGGTGGATCTACTGGTGGAACGATTACTCCTCAGCAAACCGGAAATGGTTTGAGTGCAGGTATTCGTGAAATCTATGATTCTATGTTTGGGGCATCGGGCGCAGCAATAGCAGAATCGTATTCTAACGGTCGTCAAACTGTTACGATTACAACTCCTGCAAACGCTACAGGCATCTATATGTTGTCTGGTTACGGAGCTTAGTTTCTAAAAAATCAAAGGGGTCGATTTCGGCCCCTTTATTTAAAAAAGGATTTGTAATGGGGTTGATAGTTCTCACCGACAAAACAGTACCAACGTATGACGAGTATTACCTGAAAAAGGTAAAAGAGTATGACGATAAACTAGATATTTATTGGAATGAAGAAAAAGAACGCTGGGCACTTAGGCGATATGCAGAAAATGCTTGGCATCATTGTTTTTTCTTAAATGAAGACGATGGTTCATACAGACCAGTAGATAATAGAATCCTAGAGGACATCTGGGAATGTGACTTATGGAAAAACTTTGGCAATGATGAAAATGCCGGAGGTAAACTCCATGAATTTATTCAAGCGAAAAGAGCTGAAGCAAATTTAAAAGAAAAAAATTTACGCGCCGAGTATTTAACTTGGTACAATAAAGAACATAAAAAAGATTGGGCTGTAGCTATAGAAAATATGCGCAGCAAACGTTTAAACGATTCACCGAATAACACTAAATAAAGGACAATATGCAAGTATACAATCCCACCAGGAAAGATATCAGCCAAGACTATAACTTAAGAAACTACATCATTAAAGCAGGCGAGTCCCGCTATGTTAGTGATGACGCAGGAGAACATATCTTAAGAAAACGAAAATGCGACGGACTGGTATCTCTCGAATATACTGAAAAAGAAGAGCAAGCTTACGGATCTATTGCAGCATTTAAAAAGGCACAGGCCAAAGTCGGTTTAAACAATTTAAAAAGTTTTTTGACTGAGTGCATGAGACAAGAAGCGTACGGAGTAAAAGAAAGTATTGAAAAAAATGCTTCTCCTGAAATTGCAATGCACTTCAAAGTAAAAGAATTTGAGCAAATGATTAAAGACGTGGAATCACAAATTCAAGAAGTTCCAGGATCTGAACTGATTGTAGTTAAAGCAGAATCTGATCCTAAGATGGTTCCCGTTAAAGCAGTAAGACGACCACGTAGAACTCGCGCTCAAATGAAAAGAGCAGAGACTATGATGAAAAAAGCTGATTTGGCAATTATGCCAGATGAGGTTCAAACAGGAGCCTAAACTAAATGGCTACGCTTTTAGAATTAAGAACAAGAGTAAGAGACTATCTTGATGAGCCATCCGCAGCTTTTTGGACAGATGCTCAACTCAACAATTGGATTAATCAAGCTTACTTCTTTGCGTACATGGAATTCGTACAGGCGTTTGAGAACTATTTTGCCACAGTAGTATTTCAAAATATTACGGCTGGAGTAGATACCTATGCCTTACCTGCCAACTTTGATAAATTCAGATTATTAGAACGCGTAATAGACAACTCGGTTACTATTCCTCTTCAGGAATATAATCGTATTGAAACATCAAACTTACTCTCTACCTTCTCAGCAACTAATGCCTACTTACCTACTTACAGATTTGTAGGCCCTAACTTTGTTTTAGAACCAATGCCTCAAGTGACTGTCGTTAATGGATTGCGCTTAGAATACGTACCGGGAGCTGCTCCATTGGTTGCAGACGGAGATTCGCCTGTCTCTACATTCCTCAATCAATGGCAGGAGCTTATTGTTCTGAAAGCAGTAGTCTCGGCAAAACTCAAAGAAGAAATGACTGGTAATCAAGGGGCAGATCTAGGTCCATTCCAAGTGATGTTAGAGACTTGGGAAAACAAAGTGAAGGATGCAATTGCTCTTAGATCTCAAAGTAGAAAATACACAGAACCGTTTGGTATCGATGAGACATCAAATTATTATTATCCATAAAAAGGGGATATTTCAATGGCACAATTTTACGACACACGTATAGTATTCGAAGGATCACTTCCAGCTGCTGGAGCAACATTCACCACTGATCCAGTACCATTCAATACTTATGCAGATCTTACTGTTTTACTGAACTATGAGCGAGGGGCTGCGGGTGGAGCGATAAATATAGTTACGGAAGTCTCTCCAGATAATGCAGCAGGCGGATTTACTTATTATGCAATTGGAGAATCCCAATCTGCAGTCATAGTACCAGGAGCAAACGTTATTATAAACACACAACGATCTTCTCATACCTATACTTCGACCAGTGCAAGTATAGAAAACGTGACATTACCTACACAACCGGTTGTCGGACAATGGGTAAGATTTGTCATTCGAGAAAGCGGAGTTCCCGCAAATCCAGGACAATGTCGTATTGTAGCATTTTTAAGAGGCAATCAATAATTTCTTGAGGACTGTTTTTACATGACTCTTCCATTACAAAATTATGAGTTAATCAAACAAAGCTTTGCTGTAGGAGGGATTAACTTAAAAACTGCAGTGACTTCATTGGAAGATAATGAAACGCCGTATTGTACAAATATGACGTATGGGAATGTCTTTGGGATTCAGTCACGCAAAGGATATTCTAGGATCACAACAACCACAGGCCCAGTGACAGGTATCTATCAATTGAAGCGTTCCAATGGAACAAGCTATACTTTTCAAACATCAGGCACAAATATTTATAGTGTTGTTGGATCTGTCTCCGCCAGTATCTTTACTCCAATAACTTCAGGGGCATTTTTTGATTTCTCTACATTGAATGATTATGCATTTCTAGTAAATGGAGTTGATACTAATCTTAAATACAACGGTACAAATTTCTATGCTCTAGGATTACCTACCCCCACAGGAGTAGTAGGACTGACAGGTCTTGTAGCAGGATCAATACCTGCTGGAGTTTATCAATACAGATATGTGTTTGTAAATTTGGATGGAGAAGAATCAAATCCATCTCCTGCGTTTACTGTAACAATACCAGCAGGACCAGACCAAAATATACAACTATCAGCAATATCAACATCACCTGCGCCTTTTGTTGGATCTCAACAAATTGTGTCACGACGTCTATATCGCACTGAAGTTGGCGGTACTACATTTTATAGAGTAGACACAGGTGTTTCTTTAAACGATAACGTCACTACTACGTACACCGATTCAGCATTAGATTCTGAGTTAGGAATAGAACTAGAATTTGATAATGACGCCCCTGCTGTGCTGTCAATGATTGAAACTCACAAGGATAGATTGTTTGGTGTAGATCCTAATTTTCCTTCTAACTTACTTTTCTCCAAACAATATCGTCATGATCAATGGCCTATACTCAATAGTATTCCAGTGGGATTAGATGATGGAGATGTGATTACGGCACTTGTGTCATTCTTCGATCAATTGGTTATCTTTAAAAGAAAATCTATTTACGTCTTATCAGGTGATCAAAATATAAATTTCTCATTACAAAAAACACAAACAGACGATCGTATAGGTGCGCTTAATAATCGAGTTCCTGCTGTAATAGGAAATAAACTATTCTTTCTTTCTGAGCGTGGAGTGTATTCCTTTGATGGTCTTCGAATAAATTATGAGTCTACAAAGATAGAACCATTTTTTGACAACCAAAGCTTGGGATCTCAAGTTTCATTCAATTGGTCACAAGAACAATATGCGTGTGCAATCAATTATAAGAACGCTGCTAAAAACTGGTATTTTCTTTGTGTTCCCTCTCAATCCAATCCAGAAAACAATTTCGTTGTAGTCTACGATACAGTGATTCAAGCTTGGACTTTCTTCACTGGAATTTATGGAAACTCACTCGCAATAATAGAACAAAACGGAAGACCTTTTCTTTGGTCAGGAGATCAAGGTGGAAGGTTATGGAAACAAGATGATACCGACAGTGATGGATATACTCACGTTGCAGCATTAACAACAGGGCCCAACACAGCAAGCACCCTCACAGACACTGCATTAGCAGTAAGAATAGCAGCATCAACAGCCACAGGAGCCGCAACAATAACAGATGCAGCTTTTGGTGGCGTAGCTCTTAATCAATATGTAAACTATCAAATCTATATAAGTAGTGGAGCGGGTATTGGACAAGTAAGAACCATAACAGCCAACACCGCAAGTCCAGTAACATTCACGGTAGCTCCAGCATGGACAATTGTTCCAGCACCAGGAGATCAATATATTTTGGGTGGTCTTCCTGTAAATCAGTTAGATGGCGTACGTGTTAAGATCGTTGACGGATTAGGTGAAGGACAAATTAGAACTATATCCACAAACACGCCGATACAAATCACAGTCACATCAAATTGGAATACAACACCAAACGCCACATCAAGATACTCAATTGGGTTCATAGAAAAAGAATGGAATAGCAAGTGGATCAATTACAATAATCCAAATAATTATAAGCGTTTGGTTTTCGAGCAATTCAATCTCGCAAGAGAAAATGGCCCACTATCAAACTTAGAAGTTACTACAGCATTTGATTTTTCAGAAGTAGCAGCGGAAACGATTTTTACTAGCTTAGTATCATTATATGGAAATGGAGCGCTTTGGGACGTTGCTTTATGGGACGTTGCTCTTTGGCAAACCATTCAATATTTCAATGCACGAGTACGTATGCAAAGTGGGCACATTCATATGTATGCTAAACTAAAATTATATAACGATGTAGGCGGGGAACGAGTCACTGTAAATAGTATTACGCTCCAGTATCAAGTGAAAGGGATTCGCTAATGTTGATTAAAAGCGGGCTGACCTATCAACAAGTGGAACCCTATGCGTTTAACAACGAACTGAAATTAATTAAGCAAGTAGTCAATGGATTGATTCAATTTGGGGACATACAAGGGAATAATAAAAATTTATATGGGACAATGGCACAAATCACATTTCCATTAGCCAATACAGATTTAGATATTTCCCACGGATTAATAGATGCACCTTTAGGATATTTAGTCTTACGAACATCTAATGGCGGAGTGGTGTACGATGGGTTTCAGCCTTGGAGTAAAACAAAGATTTATTTACGATCAACGACAGCAAACAACGAAGTCACAATATTTATTTTAGGATAAAATATGTCTATTGTAACAAAACCCTATACGTTTCCTCTAACAAGCCCAGTCATCCGATCAGCAGAAGTAAATGCCGATTATGATGTTTTATATAATGATTATAACGGAAATATAAATAACGATAATATCGCGCCAGATGCAGGTATAAGGTATGATAAATTAGTACCAATGAGTGGAGACGCGACAATTACCGGCGCAGGAGTAATTACTGTCACAGGAAGTGGTTCTGGTCTTTTGCCAATAGGCACCATTGTTCCATTTTATGATTTTAATGGAGCGTTGACTTTCAATACAGCTCTTTGGAGATATTGTGATGGTAGTGTTCTTGCCTATCCAGCCAGCCCTTTAAATGGTCAAACACTTCCAGATTTATCCGGCAGATATCCAGTCGGTTTCGGCACAGATGGTGGTGGTAATATTGGAACAGCTCCGTGGGCTACTGCACCAGTAGGTAACGCAGGAAACACAGTCAATTTACAACATAGCCATACAGTAGCAGGCCACACTCATACAGGACCCAGTCATACTCATAACGTAACAGCGCATACCCATTCTATCTCTGTCGACGGGGATCATGCTCATACAGGTCTTACAGACGTCATATCTAATAACACCGGTTTTGTCGGCTCTCAACAAGCGATTATGGATGATGATGGAGTAATTAAAACCACACATCATTTTGCAGTTGACGCAGGGGTACATAACTTTGAAGGCCAACATAGGCATGGAATATCTACAGACGGTTCACACAACCATACAGCCGCTACAGGTGCGGCATCGCCTACAACGGATGCTTCTGGAACAGGAGCAACAGGCAGCGCGGCACCAGGTACAAACAATCAACTTTCATCTACTCAAAACATTCAACCTAGTTCAATTCGTGTAAGGTATATTATAAAGGTATTGTAATGATCACAGGCGAAAAAACAGTATTAGTTCCATTTGATAAACATAACTGGGCGGACATGCAACGCTGGTTATATGATGAGGACTATAAATACTTTTTTAAAAATATTCCTGAGTTAATGACACCCGAACAACTCAGCATGTTTCCGCAATTGATGGGAATGAATATTTTAATGATTTACGAAAAAGGACAATATTTAGGATCAAAGAATTTAAACTTTGTACCACAGCCTATCGGATTTGTAAGTTGGGATAATATCAGGCTCTTAGCAAAGACATGTGATTTTGGAATAGTAGTAGATAAGGAATTTGCAGGCAAAGGATTATCCACTTGTTCGGTTATGATGCTTCTCAATTACTTATTTAACAGACTTGGATTTCATAAGGTGATTGCAGCAACTGCAGAAGCAGCGGACAAAACAAACGAAAAAGTAATAGCGAATTTAGGAATGACATTTGAAGGAATAAACAGAGAGCATTTCTTCTTAGATGGTAAATGGCACAACGAAAAACGATGGTCGTTATTGAAAGATGAATTTGATTTAGTATATAGTAACTATATACAAAAAAAAGGAGATTAATATGGGTGGTAAAGGCGGAGGAGGATCAGCTCCTTATCAAGAAGAATTAGCAGGAATGTTTGCCGGTCAAAATATGATGAATATGGCTGCAAGAAATCCAAACGCAGCAAGTATGTTTAGACCAGGTTCTAAATTAGGGGATTCGTATAAAGATTTATTTGGAACAAGTAACTTACCCGCACAGCAAACATTTCAATTGCCAAATCTAGGTATCGCCTCAGAAGCAATGAGTAGAGTGTATGGAACTCCTCCTCCTAGATTTTCAGCACCCCAACAACAGCAATGGGGATTAACCAGAGCACCAGTGCCTCCACCAGGAGCACCGCCAGCACAA